GGCAAACTTGATTACGTTGGAGTTGAGTGCAGCCCTTGCAATCAATATATTCATATTTAAAAGGATCTGGTAGTATTCTCATACTATTATTAATTTGTGTCGGAGTATCTTAATAACAAACGTTTTGAACAATTAATTAAACTACACTGTTCTGGTAATTATGAATTTCAGGATGAGTTGATGGCTTGTTTCGACACCCTCATCGGCAACATCATAGACGCTTTCCATTTTAAAGTGGACAAGGAAGACGCAAAACAAGAATGCTTCCTCCTTGTCCTAAGAACACTGCGTAATTTTAGACCTGAAAGCGGCTCGGCTTTTAATTATTTTACGACAGTAATTATAAATAATTTAAAGCTAGTGGCTACTAAAGTTAAAAGGCATAAACTCAAGTTGGAAGCTTATTTTGAGTTTAAATTTGGATTCCCTGTTCAGCCACCAGATACTAGTTCATGCTGAATGGCAGTAGCATTATCTACCACAACCATCTTAATCTGATCATCTACCATTTGGAAGTTGATCAAAGTTGGAACAGTATTTAATTTTAAGTCCTGCTCAAAAGTCTCATTAAGAATTTGCATAACCTCGGGAACTTCAAATAAGTTCACACGAGAATCATAACCCTTAAATTTGGTTGAATGCTCATTCCAAGGGCTATAGATCAAAACTTTAATTCTACTCTTAGGTCCAGACTTTGGGAGTAACTCATCAACAGCGCGAATAAGTTGTTGAAGGCGTTCCCAAGAGTTAATATTCTTTGGAATATAATTCATGGCTTTTGCAGAGAATTTTCCAAGGCAGAAACACTAATACCTGAAGATTCAAGATTCTTTCTCATTTCGGGATCATTTAAGATCTGTTGAGAAATTTGTTGTAGCTTGGTATTTAAGTGTTCAATACCATTGAAAAATATTTGCTTGAAGAACTCCTCATCTGAGATTGAATCAGGTCTAACTAAGGTAGACCAATTCTTAAAGCCTTCAGCTTCATCCTTACTAAGTTTAATATTAATTTTCATACGTCCTCTACTTCTTTCAGTGGCTTTTATTTTCCACTTTGAACCATCTAATTTAATTTTGTCCATCGAACACTATAATAGCTTGGAGTAATAAAAATGCAAGACAATTTTGATTTAAAAAACTTGATCAAGAACAAAAAGAAAAGAAAAAATAGCAGAACAAAAGGTAATACTTTTGAAAGAAAAGTTTGTTCTATATTAAATGAATTCTTCGATACTACTGAATTTATCAGATCTCCAGGTTCTGGTGCATTCTCTACAACACATAATTTACCAGAACACTTAAAGTTTAGTGGTGATTTAATAACACCTAAAACCTTTAAGTTCACTATAGAATGTAAGAAAGGATATAATAAAGAAAACATTGGATCAGTATTTAATACTAAATCTGATTTGATGTCTTTTATAGAGCAAGCCGAAAAAGATTCTCAAAAAATCCAGAAAAATTTCTTAATAGTCTTCCAGCAAGACAGGAAAGATATCCTATGTCTATTTAAGGAAAGGGGTTCGCTCGCATTGGCAACCTACGCCGAAAACAAGGATCACATTCACTTGAATTTTTTAAATCAACGGTATATCATATGCCGTCTCACCGATCTGCTATCCACAACTAAAGAATTTAACGCTAGGCATCTTTGGATTTAGCTTCTCTTCTTTTCTCAGCTTCTTCCTTTTTAGCTTTGCTTCTATAAACATTTCTAAGTGGCTTCTTTGGCCCAGAAGGCTTTGCTGATTTCTTCTTCACTACCCTTTTCTTTTTAGTTTCAGGTTGTGATTGTGGCTGTGATGCAGTTGCAAGTTCCTTATCAGCATATCTTAACATTATTTCTTTACTTGAATATACTGAATGTGTTGTACTAAATCCTTCTGCTGATTGATCTGCTTGGAATCCCATAGTGATATTCATTAAGCTATCATTTTTGTTATAAACTCCAACGTTACCGTTTTCATCAAATCTAAATTCCCATTCACCATCGCCCCTTACAGCAGATTGAACAGCGTCACTAAATATCTTATTTTGTCTAAAAGTAATTCTCTCATTAGTTGTAGTTGCATTAGCATTAACATACGCTCCGTCTGAAGCTCCACCAGTTAAAAACATTTTAGAAGCTAAATATTTTCTAGCTCTCATGGCTACATTAGGATCAGAACTTTCAGAATCACTTTGGCATTTCTTCATTTTAGCAAAAGTAGATACTAAACTAAGTAACCTTTCTGGATTCTTCTCACTACCACTTGCCAAAGCATTAGCTGCTTGAACTATTTGTGAGTAATGTGGATGTTTGTTTAACTGATCCTGCGTGCAGTTCTTCCTAATGTGTTCCAGAACTGCATTAGCAGTCTTTGGTCCATCCCAAACTTTAGTTTTTTTACCATCAACGATGGTTTCTTTTCCGACAAAGAACTTATTCAAAGTTCCATCTATCTCATCATCCAACTGGTCATCGTAATCAGCAGCATCTTCCAGATCTCTATTGCTTAAATTTAAATTCCTTTTCAAAGAGTTTCTAGCTAATTCAAGATCTGCTTTTGATCTAGGGTCATTAGGCTTTTCATTAATTCCCTTCAAGGTATTTTTTATAGTGGATGATCTTCTAGACCCTATTTTTACACCATCGTCTAGCTTGCGATAATATTTTTCACTAATATTAAATACACACACTGGTTGCGAATCTGACACTATACCGTGCTTTTTAGCTATATCATATTCTTCTTGGTTTTCACCGAAAGCATCTTTGGGGGGAATATTAATTTTGATAGTTCCATCGTCTATCATGTCCTGATATTCTTTCTCGGATATGCCGCTATTCAATAAAGCCTGCTTAAGCTCTTGCTCAGTCTTATAAACTTCTACGTTATCCGTTCTCTTGCTAGATCCTACTTCTGCACCTCTGTTGATGATAGTTAATGGATTTCTATTTGCTCTTGCTTGGTCAGTCACACTTCGTATGTGTTTAAATACAGTTTGAAGAGCGTCTTTGTTTCCACCTATATTGAACAACTCTACCATCTGCTCTATCTCTGGATTATATATTCCTGCTGTTTCACCTTTCTCTCTTTGTCTTTGTAATGCTATTACCATATCTGTAATAGATTCCATTTTTTCTCCATACTTCTCAACCAATTTTTTAGCTCTTTCGGCACAATAAGCTTGATACTTAGCATCACCTTTACTTTTATTACAATTAGAGTAATGGTGCCTAAGAACGCTTGCTATTTCCATTATGTGAGCATAATTAGTTTGAATTGCTTTTCCATTTGGGTCTTCATATAACTTTACTTTTTCTGGTGTAAATTTACTTTCAGGATCTGTTGGGTCGTAACCCTCAGAGCCTTCCTGAAGCATTCTTAACATAGTCTTTATCTGACCTTTGTTATCACTAAATACCACACCAGCTATATCAGAACCCTCTCCATTGACAGCTAACATTACTCTGCAATCACCAAAGTTTTTGCTATTGCTCATGAAGGCTCTACAAGAACCTACTAGTTTAATACTAGTCTTTAAAAATGAAATATCTTCTCCAGTTAGATTTTCACCCCTTGCAACCTTAGCAGCAATACCAGTCATTATTTCTAATTTAGTTGCAGCAATTTTTAATGTCTTTTTATCCTCCCTAGACATGCCATCACCTTGAGAAAATTCAACTTGATTATTATCTTTATTTAATCTAATTACTGAAGCATTATCTATTGCATTTTCTATTGACTGTGGCTTTGCACCCAGAAAATATGTTCTAAATTTTTCTACGGTTGCACCTGGACCATATTTTGATTTGTCTGGGGCATATTTTTGTAATTTTTTTAGGAAATTATCGGTAAGATGTGAAGCAAACTTTTTTATAACTTTACCTAATCCAAGTCCTGGAAAATTTTTATCTGCTGTATCTCCTGGCTCCGCTTTTGTTCTTATTGTTTTAGGTTTTTCACCTTCAACCTCGGATTCTCCTGGTTGTGCTGCTGCGGAATCAGAGCCGAAGTAAGATAAAAATTCTTCATAATTATTATTTACAGATTTAATAAATCCACCAGCCTGCCCATTTTGAACTGATGTAGTAAAATCTACTTGACCATCTTGAGTAGTAAATACAGCAATTTGATTGCCTCTTGGAGTTTGAGCTATATATGGATTTTCTTTTGTAGCATTTTTTGCTTGGCTAATTGCTTGCTGTGCTAAAGATTCTGGGTTAGCGGTAACCTGTACTTGTGGGGATTCCTTTTCTAATAGTCTAAGACTTCTTTTTTTTAATCGGCTGTAGCTCTCTAATAGTTCGTTAAAGTAATTCATACAAGTATTATAGCAAAATAGCCTACCCAAAGGATAGGCTATTTATAAATAGACTAATATTTATTGGTATTAGTAATTAAAGTAATCAATGAAATCAAAGCGGAAATCCACTTCTATAGTAGAGAAGTCTCTGGTTTCATAATTCTTTTCAGAGAATTTAACATTTCTTGGGTAAACACCATAAAGCTCTATTGCAGCATGAGGAACCTTAGCATTATCTAGCTCCACGATTCTCATCTTAGCAGCCTTAAATGATCTGTTGCCATTCCCGCCTGGGGCTGACAATGAGGTCATGTTACCGCTAAGAGGATCGTAGATAGTCTTGAACCATTGCCACAAACTCTGACAAGTTTTCATCATGTAAAGATTGTCAAAGGTGATGGAGATGGCATCAAAGCTTGGAGTTCCTGGATAGAATACTTTATCGTTTACTCTTGATACCGTAATATCATCAACTCCGTATCCTATAGCTCCAACTTGTTTTGCAGCTAACGTAAGATCCGTCTGCTCCTTTGAGGCCACACTTGGGGGAAGTCCAAAGAAGTGAACCTCAAATTGATACGCTCTTACTGAATCTATACCAGTAGAAATTCTTGGTAAATTTTTACCCTTCTCAAAGGGACGATAACTTGTATTATAATATCCTATTGGTGTTGCCATTTTTTATTTATCCATTAAATTTAGCTGACTGATTGGTGAGATTGACCTCAAAGATAATCCACTCTGCGGTCTTAGTGGGCTTGAGTAGAATCTTGCACCATAGTTCGTTTCTATCAACTCTTAGAGGAGTGTTCACCGTTTCATCGCATACAACTCTGAAGTCGGTAATACCTCTTCTAGCTTGGACATCCGCGAGAAGTGCCTCGGCCTTCTCTTGAACAATTTCCCAAGTAAATTGATCATTAGGTTCAAACAAATCAATTCGACCAGTCTGCAAGAGAACCTTTCTGAGGTATATCATCAATCTTCTAACATTGATTCTATCCAAAGAAGTTGGTGCTCTTTGAGCAGTCTTTTGACCGAAGATCGTAATACCCTCTGGGTTGAAGTTTACTACAGGATTAATATTGTTGCTGTAGAGAACATCACGATCACCTTGATTTAGAATTACTTCCGTTGCCGTAGGCTTGGTTAGTCTGCCTCTTCTGAAACCAGCAGGAGCAAACCAAGTTTCCGATACGTTATCAGTATAAGCCATTTGTCTTATGGCGAAGATGGATGGATCATACCATCTATCCTTGCTGCTGAAGACATCGAATACTTGGACATGTGGCCAGTAGACTGAAGCCCAGGAGCTATTGATTGCATCAGTTCTTGAACCTCTACCATTCATCCAGTCAACTGCTTCTTCAACAGTATTCAAACCATACTCAGGAGCTACGACAGCCAAGAAATTTTGACTGGTTTCAGCAAGTGTAATCAACTCATTTTGAGTTCTTTGATCGTAGATACCTGGAACAGCAGCCAGTGAAATGTTCAAAGTATCATCATCTAGAGCATAAATACCAGTCTTAGCACTTGGATTACCAATCAAAGTATCATTTGAGTCCATAGTTCCATTAGTTCCACCAGCTAAAGCATAAGTATTCTTTATTGGTTTTACGAATCTTGGAGCAGCTAATTGATATACTTGATCATCCCAGTTTGTTAAAGTAACTCCAAGAATACCCATGGTATTAATAGGATCATGGAAATAATTTAAAGGAACAATACTAATATTAGCATTACTATCGCTAGTTAATTCACCTTTAATATAATCAGAAGTAACATTTTCATTACTAATATTAATAACTTTTTCAAAATAATTTGAATTATCTAATAGCGAAACTTTGAAGCTTTCAGAGTTTACACCGTTATTATTAACTGATAAAGTTGATTTATCAAATTCAGCATCTGAATTAATGGTAACACTATTACCTAAAATATTACCATTTGTAGTAGTGCTTAAATTATATCCAGTTCCAGCATATTGAGATTTAGCTAAGTAAGAGAACGTTGAAGCATCTATATTAGCTCCATGGCATACAGCACTACCCTCAGGGGCAACATAATCATCTCCCCCAGTTGTAAATGAATTCCAAACAGCCTCACCTAAGTGTAAGAAAGTTTTCATGTCTGGGTGAATTTGATCACTTAATTTAAAATAAGGTAAAGTTAGTGGATCAACAACTTTTGTATAAGGTTCAGTAAGCACTGCACTACTTACAGAATTTCTAGCCCCCCAATACCGATTTGTTGTATTATTATAGGTTCCAAAGAAGAAATCATTTGCACCTGGAGCTGTACCACTAGCAGGGCACACCCAGGTCCACTTAGTTCGTGGTCCGCCAATTGGTCTTTCTCTTGGATCACCTGGATTTATTTTTACGGTACTTAAATATCCTCTAAGATTTTGAATTAAATTTTGTACAGCAGTTCGCTGTCTTCCCATATACCCAACTTCTTGGGCGGTTTGTGGATTTATCAAACCTGGATTTCCGTCTTCTACAATAAAATCATTTAAAGAAGTCCATATGTAATTAGCTGGACTATTACTACCTAAACAAGTAATAATTCCTGATACTATTGGAACTTGTCCCGTACGTTGATAGACTAATCCAGCCGCTAGATAAATCCAATGTTTTAAGTGGGCGAGTAATTCATAATGCCCACTTGGTGCAGGGTTACCGTAAGCGTCAACTGTATTATCAACACCAAAGTCATCACAAGCACTAGCGGGAGCCCAACCATACTGTGAAAACTGTTGTGCATACTTTCTAATATAAGGTGAACTTGATGACCCAAATCCAGTAGCTGATGTTGATCCCGTAGCCACATCATTACCATAGTGTAATCCAAGTTTTGCACCACCTATACCAAATTTAACAATAGTAACTAATCTGCCGCCTGGAACAGAACTTGCATTTTCCCAAGCTTTTTTAGCAAATGATAATTCAAGACCTACTGGAAGTCCACCATCAAATCCAAAAAGAGGTCCATTAGTAATACCTGGGTAAGTTCCAGTTGTGGCACCATTTATTAGTAATGGAACTAATGATGGGTTAGGGTAATTAAAATTTTGAGAACTTGGGTGGAATATTAAAACACTTGAAACACCACTAGTAGCTCTTAAAGAGGAAAAACTTCCTGATATTTGAAGAGCACTATACCCACCTTCCCCATATGCTATACTATCACCAAAAAGTATCCACATCTCAGGGGTCGTTTCAGTTACTGGATTATCAAATTCTGATGGAGTTGGAACATTATTAACACCACCAGCCTCTAATACAGTAAATGAATTTTCATATAAATTTGAAGAAATAAAATTATTGGATGATGCAGCATAAATGGTCATGCTTGCATTTTTCCCTGCAACAGCAGCTACCAAATATCCGGCATCCTCAGTGTTGCTATCATAAGAAACTCCAAGATAATCGCTATCCGTTAACCCTTCACCTATGACACTCTTTAGCGCTTCTGCTTGAGTTTCAGCAGTTCCGGCAGGTATTGAATAAACTTTATCTTCAACAACGGTTATGACATCATTATTTACAACCGTTACTTTTAAGTAAAGATCTTTAGTTACTCCAAATCCACTAGCCGCAAATATAACGGCAGGGCATACACCAAATTGAACAGAGGTTGATGCTTCTTTAGCATCATCTGGGATAGCTCTTACATATCTTAATTGATTCGTAGCCTCAAGGATTTCAAGAGCACCCTCTAGTCCCTGACCCATCAGGCTCTCACTTGGCTCACCGAAGGTTTGAATTAACTGCTCTTGGCTAGTTATGAGAGTTGCCTCATTCGTTGGACCTTTAGTGGCATATCCAACGATACCAGCCACTGATGACTCAATGTTTGGTGCGTAGGCTGAATTATCTTTTTCCAGGAAAACGACAGCAGGACTAGCAGGAATTGTACCCATTTATATAACCTCTAATTAGTTATTTGAATTATTCTTCTTTTATGAAGATTTTTAATTTGTTGACCGATTTGAGTCTCAGGGACTCTGATGCTTTTCTTTGGCTCAAGCCAAACATACTCAACACCTTTACTCGTCTCTAAAAGTATAAAGTGACTTTGCAGTGAATAATTTTTAATTAATTTAGTAGTAAAAGATGAAGGCATAAAAAATCTCTAATAGTATTTACCCTTTATGGAAGTAATTTTAATTTAAAATTTTTAATTTAATTATAATCCTGAGGTATCTATTTCGTATTCGTAGTTAAATTTCTCTATTTTTCCGGTTGAAGTGTATAAAAACTTAGGATTTGGAATATAAGTTTCCACAGCTATATTGATTGATCTTTTTAATATTCGATCCTGGGTATCTTCTGCTTCAGCTTGTTCCACTTCAGATTCAGATATAAAGTAAGCTTTATTTGAATCCCCAGACTTATTGGGTATTTCAAGGTCTGGATTAAAAAGTAATAAAATATACTCTCTTATCTGATCTAAGTCTTGTTTATATTTGGCCCAAATATTAATAGTATAATTAATATCTATAGCCCTAGGGGATAAACTTAATAACCTGATAGCCCTTTGTTTCTTTTGATCAAAATAAACCTCATGCATTAAAACTGAGCTATACTTATTTCTTTCTTGATTACTCTCAGTTGAGTTTTCACTAATAGTTATAACAGGTAAAGTTATATTATCCCCTAGTGTAGACTTGGCTATAGCTCTTTCTTGGTTAGCATGAAAGCATTTAACTTTAATTACATTATTATTTCTATCGACATACCTAACGTCGCTAAAAGTTCCAATAAGGAATCTAAGTATATCTTTAAATATTTCCTGAGAATACATCCCACTTGATGTTTTACTTTTTTCAAGTATTTCATTTAATACTTTATTATTTACGGTGGGCCTATTCATATTCGTAGGGGTCCTTTAGTATTTCTTTAACACTAACTTGATCAGACTTAGGTGTTATCTGTTTATGAATATCCTCCGAATCTCTGAGTAACTTAGCACTGCATACCAAGTGATACACGCCATAAGACTCAAAGCTATCTTCTTGGACTTCGTAAATCTCATATTTTAAATTTTGAAATTCTGGTTTAATGATATCGCCAGGAATTAAAGGTCTTCCTAATCTTCTCTCAGCGTAACTTTTATTAAAAGTAAATTGTTGATCGTTAGTTAATTCGATTCCGAATTGAGTTAGATTCTCTTCAATAGCTTTAGGCTCATAATGCCCATAAATTCTAATTGGTTCAACGGATATAGTTTTGCTTCTCTCTTCTCCATAGACATCATCTATTTCTATGTTTTGAAAATATTTATAAATCATTAATGGAGATCCACCTAATTTAATTTGTTCTTCATCAATAATGTTAAACAAATTTTGATCATTTATTTTATTAAATAATCTAAACGGACTTTCGTATTCGTCCGCATTAGGTAAACTAATATTAGTTTTATATTTTCCGAAATTACTCATTTTAACCAACTATAAACATTGGCCTTTCTTCGATTTCAAGCATCAACTCATCCATGAGTTCTTTCTTCTCCTGGGATGCCTCCTGCACTAATACACCACCATCCATTTGAGCACCGCCACCAGGGCCAGGAACAATCCTATACTTGCCACGTATACGTCCAAGAACGCCCTTTGCAGCCGCCAAAGCGTATCGTTGAATCCAGTTCCTGTAGGCATGATGAATCGTGTTAGAATCAAGAGCACGATACTCTACGATAACTGGAGTTGGGGTCTCAGTTGGTATTGGATATAACTGAAGGTATCTTCCGTTAGTTAAATTCCAAGCACCTTCATTAGATAATACTCTTCTAGTTATTTCTAAGTATTGTTGAGTTAAAAAGAAATCTCCAATACCACCACCTTGAAAGAATCTATTGGTATTAAAAAATGCTAACGTCATATCGAAAGCTAAAGAACCTGGAGTATAATTTAAACCTAATATATCCTTTTTATATCCAACATAACTTATATTATTAGCTAAGAATTGGGGCAACTCATATACGTTTTCACCAGACGAAGCATCAAATACCGCATACTGATTAGCCCATTGGGGTGCATGATAATCTAACTTAGATACTGCCTCATCTATACAAGTTTTAATTTGAAATGGAGTTAATTCAACGGCTACGATAGGATGACCTAATTGAGCCAAAACATAATCATTAATTGATTGTTCAAATAAATTAAATTGAACTCCATCAACTTCAAGATTTTTATTTAAATTATCTTGATTAATATCCCCGGTAAGAGAATAATCGGTTAACCTAGTTCCACCATATTTTCCGTAGGATGAGCCATAGCTAGTTATTAAAGGTTTAGTTACCATACAATAATATTTAGGTCTTCACATAAAGAAAAAAGGCGGGCTTTTCAGCCCGCCTAGTAAATATCCACCTAATAATGGATATTACTAACCATCATTAGGATTGCCACCGTTTCAGCCAGCATTTACCGATAGAACACTAGCGGTCTTATTCTGGAACACGTATGGCTTCATGTAATCGGAGGAAGCTCCAATTAGTCTGATCACACGGTAGAATCTGCTAGAAGGTTGAACTGCAGCCTTGGCGTAACGGGTCATAATACCCTTACGAGGCTGGAATGAACCTGGGTCAGTTACCATTGGCAATGGCATGAGTGGAATGTATGGGCAGTATACGAATCCCGCATCCATTGGGCTACCACCATTGTAGCCAATGACGATCTCGTCTTCTGGGAAGAGAGGATCTATGATTAGATCATACTTTCCAGCAAACTTACCCTTATACTCAATCTTCGTTCCCATGTTTGAAGGACCATCCTTCTCTGGGAGACCGCCCTCAAGCTTGGCGGCTGACTCTAAGAGTGAACCGATAAGTGGGGAGGTGATGAGAACCGTTCCTGGTCCACGCATCGTGGTCTTATAGATATCCTGACTAGCGAAGTTAATTAACGCTAGCAAGTTGCTATACATTTGACCAACGTGTTGTGGGGCAAAAGTGGCTCCACCAAAGTTCTTAAGATCGGCTACAAAGACGTTCTTAGCAACTGATTGACCCGTATAACCATTGACCTTGGTGCTATCATTATCCCATTCAAACTTACCGGGAACCCAATCTTGGGTTCCTGTGCCAGTGCTTAATTTACCATATTGGTAAGTAAAGTTATTTGAGTTAGCAAGTGGGTCTAATGCTCTAGCATTCCAGCCACCAAGAGCTTCAGTCGTTCCACCGAGTCCGTAAGCAATCATACGGATATCTTCAATAAGCTCACGGTCGATTTCAAGTGAGAGTTCCTTGCTGAGTAGCTCGGTAAGCTCGCGCTCTAGGTCGAGGTTGTGGTAAGCCTTAAGGTCCTGTGAAGCTTCAATCGTCCAGAGGGCTCTCATCTTACGAGTTTGAGCAACAACTGGCTGTTGTTCAATGTGGAACTGAACTTCTGGGATACCCGTGCCATCAAGACGTTCACCGGCTGATACAACCCAACCCATCGTGGTCGTGGAATCAGGATATGAAGCAATCTTACCACCATAAGTGGTTGAAGGTGAACCCTTGTTTGGAGCTAATACGTTTGAAAGATCAAACCCTGCGGTTCCGGTTACGTTAGCAAAAGCCAAACCGTTTGCAGCAGTCCCGGTAGCTCCATCATACCAGCTATTAGTTCCAGTTACGCTACCTGCCGCAACATTCGTAGTACCGATTGGTGAAGTAACGTTAGTTCCGTTAGCGTTATACGTCAAATTGAACTTTGAGTATACCGTTTGCTGAGTACCACCACTCCAACGGCTGTTACCGAGATAGAAGATCTGGGAAACAGGAGCATCCATTGGCTGAGTAGCGCCAATGTAGTTAAACACTAGATTGGGGTATACTCTACGAACCAATGGAAAGGCGAACTTTTGGAAAGTTCCAATGTTACCTACGTGCGTAGATCCAGTAGAAACAACTTCTTCCTGGATTCTTGAATTCTCAGCCAAAACTGCCTTGGCTTGATTCTCCAACAACTGAGCAGTAACCCGAGCGGTATAATCACTCTTAATACCGTCAAGGGCCTTTGACCACTTCTGAACTAGGTCAGGTGATCCTCCAACTTTTGAATAGTCCATATATTTCTCCTTGTATAAAATATTAATTAGACATCAATCTGATGACCTCTTCGGTCAAGAACTTATTACCATTCGTCTCAGGTTTGACGCTATCCTTGCGCTCTTCTAACTTCTTCCCTTGACGTTGGAAATTTTCCTTAGAAACAACTTCAGCAGTATCAGAAAGCTTCATTGATTTGATAGCTCTTGATTCTGCT